TTCCCTACCTCTAATACCATACATGGAGTAAGTACACAATACATTTTCAGTTTTTCCTGATCTTGATGTAATTGGATACATTTCTCCTTTATAGTGCTCACACCACCCTTCAGCTCTTTGCATTTTATTACAAATAGAGCATTTTAAATCTTCTACACTTACACCAATAGATAAAGTATAGAACTCCCCATTTAAAACAGATTTAATTGCAGAAGAATCTGTTAATCTAGGAATCAAATTTAAATAATATTGACTTCCTTCTTTTGCTATTCTAGCACAGACAATACGGCCAAAAACTGGAGAAGAATAATCATCATGATTTTGAATTACAGGAATTTCATAGGGAGTAACCCAGCTATAAATTCCTGTATTATCTTCTTCAGAACCTTGTAATTCTTTTTTTGGATATACCGTTGAATTTCTAGTAGTAGTATCTGCAGTCATTGCCCAGAAACTAGGAAAAATGACTGGAGGTAACGTATCTGGAGCAGATCTATCTGAAGCCTTTTCTGTATATACAGCACTAATCGATTTAGTAGATAACTCACTAATCTTGTATAAACCTGAAACAGGATCTAAACTAAATCCACGTTTCGATAATTCTTTATAATCCATATTCATATCCTATTTAGGTTTCTTTTTAACTGGAGGTTTAGGTTTCATGACTGCTTTAGCCTTAGCAACTTTAGAGTCTAATCTTGCCTTTATTCCATGTAAAGTAGTATCTTCAGCTAAACCAATTGGAGCCATTCCACTATTTTTACGAGCTTCATCTCTCTGAGCAATACCTTTAGTAAATAAATCTGCCCAATGATTTTGACGTCTACGAACTTCTTCGTCATCAAAATCAGGTAAAACAAACTTAACTTTAAAGTCACCTGTTTTATTATCAAAAGCAGACATCCCTATTTCTAATAGAAGGTCTTTCAAAAGACCTTCTGTTAAAAACAGATTAATTACTTTCTGATAAAAAGTCGCTCTATCATACATCTGAGCAGACAATGCACTAGCTCCAGCATTATTTACATAGTTGCCTTCACCCATCATTAACCCACTCATACCCAGCCCAGCTAAACCTCTAGTCTTGAAAAAGTTTAAATAACCCTCAGTACGTAGAGCTTGACTTTCTGCACCAATAGCTTTTATGGTTACATTTGGCCCTGTTACAAAGAAACCATCGTGACTCATACGCTCTACTGCACTAGAATAAATATCTATTTCAGATTGATCTCCCAGTGTAGTTCCATTTAAATCTGGAGTTGAGATATGAATCAACGGGTTTAAGTAACGATAAACTAACTTAAGCACTCCGTCTTCTAAAGATCGGAGTGCTCTCAAGTCTCCTAATGCGGCAGCAAATTGTGAATTACCCTGCTTAATACTGCCATCAGGTGCATACATAAGAATGTAAAGGTCTTCTAAAGCTATAACTTTTTCTACACCTTGGTCGCCTAAGTTTTCATCTTTATAAAGCCAGGCTATAATATCTCCTGTGTCTTTATCTTTTATAGCATACATAAACTTTGCATCTGCTATAAATAATCCAGCTAACTTACCTTTAGGCGAAACTGCACGAACATTGAACCCAGTTACAACAACTGGATCTTCTGTATAGGCTTTTATAAGATAGACCACTCCATCTCTACTCAGTTTTCTTCCTATGTCCGCTAATGTTAAAGTAAAGGAATAGCCTGTAGAAAGACTCATGAGGTTTAGTCTATGAGTAATGTAACGTTGAACTGCAGGTTGGTCTGTACGAATACAATCTTTTATTTCCCAGATATTAGTTACAAGTTTTTCGGCATATTTATCAACTGCTTGTCTAATATAGCTTTCACGTTTATACCCATGCTCTAAATCAACATATAATTTACGTACTGATCTTGAACGCTGATCCTCTAGTACTTGAGATAAATTTAATACTCGAGTATCATAGTTAGGAGCGGTTTGAATAGGGTCGTTTACTTTAAGGATAACTGAAGAAGTGGTTCTTGCTTCAGAAGCTACACCTGGCGAAGATATGCCTACTCCAGCACTCTTATTTAGTTTTAAGGAAGAAGACATATGTAATGCCATATTTATTCACCTACTGTTGAAAACAATCTTTTTTCTACTGAAGCAAAAATACTATCACGAAGTTGATTCATATCTACACTTGTAAAATCTGATATTGTAACTAATGTTAAATTATATAGTTCACACTTAGTTGTTAAAGAAACAATGTATTCCCTGTCCCGAAGATCAACACACTGAATAATAACACCCGAGATAATATCTTTCTGAAGAGTATCACTCCAAAAAGACAACTCAGGGAAAACTAAATCTAACTTACTGTCACAAAAACTCCAGTAACCATCTATAACATATGGTGCACCTGAAAAAATTCCATTACACACCAAAGAAAAGAACTCTGTTTTAGAGTTCTTTTCTGTATCTAATATTCTAGTTGGTTCTTTTGATTTAAAGAACTTCTTAAACATAAAAACACTCTTTCTATTTTACATAAAATCCTAACTGATTTCGTAACTCATCTAACTGAGTTAGAGTATCTTCTAAAGCCAAAATTCTTTTCAGATCTCGGTTTGAAGCATACATATATTCAATATAAATTTTTGTATAAATATCTAATAAATCTTCTACAACTTCTGTAGTGGTCACAAATGTATCCGGTGGGGCAAAGGCGTACTTATCCTTATACAAAGCCTGTATGGACACCACAAGAGCCTTATACAGGTCTGTAGTGTAGTCATACACCTCAATAGGAAGTGTGGAGAATATCTCATAAGGGATATTCTCCATAATCATATCGGACTTTAATTCTAAAATAATACGTTCTGTTGTTGAAGATATTCCACTGCTAGAACCACCATTCCCAGCTTTTCTTTTATTATATAACGAAACAAGTTTCTCTAGGTTTACTATAGAACTTAATCTATAAGAAAGTAAAACTGGAAGTGAAGGCCAAATACTATTATGAACTTTAACTACAGAAGAATACACCGATATATAACCTAATATAGTATTAAGTATATCAGATTCATAAGATGCACTACTTATACCAAAGCTATTCCTAGTATGAGGAATAGCTTTAGACAAATCTATTAAATCAACTTGACTTAAAATAGACTTTTCTCTCTCTACAACTTCAGATAATCTTTCCTGAGTAAAATCTTGAATAGCTGTTGAGCCATCTCTCAGATTCAAAGGAATATCCGAAGCTACAGTATTTTCAGTTCTATCTGGAGTCCAGGGCTTTATTGCCCCTGGACTCAAAATCTGATCAAACATAAAACCCTACTTTCCAGTTAAAAAGATTCTCTAAAAGAAGGAATAGATCTTACACTAGAACTTCTTCTACTATACTTTACATCCGTCATAGACCTACTCTCAGGTTTATCCATAAGTCTTAAAGAAACTGGAGTTGGAATCTGAACTATTGAATTATCATTCATATGCTTTGCTAAAGGATTATCATAATTTATAAAAATAGCCCAACAAGCTAAAGCAAGGGCATCTATAAAGTGCTCATTAGTTCTAGAATACCTTGGACCTCGTATAGTAAACCCAACAACTTTATACTGAGTTAACTGAGATACAAAATCTTTATCTTGTTTTGGAAATTTAACTTTACTTGCCGAAAACAAGTTCTGTAAATGACCAACCATAGCAATTTTAACGTTTTTAGGGATAACTTCTCTAGTTCTTAAATCTACAGATTCATAGTTAGAGTTAAAACTTATACCACGTATACGGTTGTATAATTCAGGTGCTCTCTTTTTTGAGAGCATCTGAAGAGTCTCTACTTGCATAGTATCTGATGTGGCTTCTAAATATAACCAATCTAAATTGACTATATTATGCAGATCAATAATACGATCACAAGTATAATTAAATAAGTGAGGAGTGTTTTTGTTAACTTCTTCTCTATATAAGACTCTATAGTGAGATAAACCAGGGATATAAGACACAATTAAGATACTAGGGCCAGCTTGAACTCTATCCCAGTCTACTCCCATAGTTCTAATCTCACCGGGAACTCTACGTGGAATATTTCTAATATCTGAAACATATCCCCACTTAGTGTTCTCTTCATAAGGATTTAAAACTGCCGCATCTTGAATGTTTTCCGAATTGAAAACATTCAAATCGTTTACAGAAACTGGCTGACATAAATATTCACGCTTATACTGCTCAATTCTGTCAGGTTCATATTCTTTACGGATAGCAAGAACTTGTTCTGGAGTATAGTCTGGATTCTGATCTAAAGGCACAAAAATAGAATCAGTGTCTTCCATGTATTCATTAGAGAATTCATCATCTTCCAGCCCACCATGAACCATCTTAAGGAATCTGGAGTTAGGGTCGGCATTAGGAGTACTAGTAGCTAACAACTCTGGCGGCTTTCTGAAGGAGTCGCCACGAACAATAGGGTCGATAACTTGCCATTCTTCTGAGGGAATAAAGTCTGCTTCATCTACGTAGATCAAGTCTGCAGATTGTCCTCTAAGTGATTTAGAGCCGTTCTGGGCTATAAATCCTCTAATAGTAGATCCATTACGAAAAGATCTTGTGTGCTGAGGTTTGGCCCTTCTTCCAGTTACATCCGCCCCAAGAAGAGGATTCTCATATAGAAAGTCATCTAGATCAGAAAAAATCTTAATTAGCTGAGACTCTCCTGGTCCAATAATAAGAACTTCTGTTTTAGGTGTGGTGAAGCATTTCCACAAAATATAGATAATAGCTGAGAAGGTTTTACCTACACGACGTGAAACGAGTATAATTTTCTTTCTGGCTTTGCTTGCATATATCTTACGTTGTACATAATTAGCCTTTAAAGGTTCCCCTGTACGAGGAACCTTTAAAAAAAACTCTGCCCAAGTCTTTGGGTTGGACGAGATATTTGCTAACAATAATTTTTGATCTGTAGTCATTTATTTATATCGAATAAAGTTCTGTTTCAGGAGAAACATGTACTCTATAATTCTTATCACTTCTATAAAATTTATTTATACCGTTACCTTCAACTTTTAATGGAGAAGGTATTTTATTTGCGTCTAGGTTGGGTAACGGACCGGGGATAGGCACATGGTTATATCCTATAAAACTAGAAGAACCTGCAGAAGGTTTGGGGAGAGATGCTCTTCTAGCTTGAGCGTCTCTAATATCTTGAGCATACCCATAAGAGGATGTTCTAGTAGTTCTATCTATTGGATCTACACCCATTCCAGCTTTTTGTTCTAAATTCCAAGTAGGTTTTTGATGATATGTTGCAGCACGTCTATTACCTGAAATAGTTTCTAAGGATAGATTACTTGATCTATTTTCTAATATACCGTCTTTAAATCCCCTAAACATATCTGATTTGTTTTTGGAAGATTCTTCTATTTTATCTACTGTGGATAAAATGCGTTGTCTGCCATTCTCGAAGGAATTTTTAATATTAGATCTTATATTTAAAGCTTTATTTTGGCCTTTAGCATAGGCATTTTCTCCTCCAACAGTGACTCGAGATGCAACAGCCTCTGCCGCACTAGTCACTCCAGCAGACTCTGCGGCTTTTACAGATTGTCTAGTCATTGCACTTCTTAAAGCAGGATTAAACCCTGCTCCTACAGCAGCTCCAACTGCACCAACACCCATAAACCCAAGCCCGACAGAGGCTTGGGTTTGATTATTGGAATTTGATAGGCGGTTCATCCCATACATCATGGCCCCTATTCCCGCTGCCATACCTATGGAAGAACCATGCCCTAAACCTTGTCTTGAAAAAAATGACATAATTAAAACATATCCATTATATCGTCAGATGACATACCCATAGAACTAGTTGTAGTATTACCTCTATAAAGTGTGTCAAAAGTATGATTAGTTAAAAAGTCTGCTTGTCTATTAACTGAATTTATATTTGCTAATCTTCCACTTGCAGTAGCATTTCTTAACAAATTAAAACCGTTTTGTGCTGCCGCAGCTCCGTGAAGTAATCCAATTCCTACGCCTAGAGCACGTTTAATACTTCCACTACTAGAGTTATTATCTTTATTATTTTGATAAAGTCTATAGCCTCCATAAGAAATAGCCCCATTAGTTAACAAGCCTACAGCATTATTACCTATAGAATGTGCAAGAGGTCTTGACCTCATAGAAGAAGCTAATTTAGATGTTATTTCTTCACTAAACATATTTGCCTACATTAATACTGAGTGAAAAATCCGTTATCCATTCTCATACCTAAGTCTAACATGCTATTAGACATTTTACTTTTAGGATTTTTAAAAGCGTTAGTTTGCATTGAAGTTGCAGCCTTATGGTAATACTCAGAACTACCATGAAAAACTTCAGCAGATTTATATAATGCATTTTGCATTCTTCCTTCACCTAGACGGTTTGCAGCATTGTTAAATCTGTTACCCATTCTTTGCATTCCACCAGCAGTAAGAAGTCTTCCTACCCCCATAGATCGTGCTCCCATTGCCATAGAAGCAAGACCTGCACCTTGAGCTAATCCACCTCCAAAAGTACTTTGGCCTTGAGATCTATTATACATAGATCCACCAATCATAGCTGCTGCACCTGCCGCACCATAAGCGGCACCAACCATAAGACTTTTTCTACGTGTTTCATTTTTAATAAAAGGAGAAACACTTCCCGATAAAAACGAACTTAAATTACTTGCCATTTATTTATCTCCGAAGAGCTTGTGAAGCTAACGCTGCATGTGTAGAAGCTAATCCTCTAGATTGTCCTATAGCTTGCATCCCTTGTTGCATGGAGTGCATTGCTCCAATAGTAGGTTGCAAACCATTATAGCTAAAAGGTAGAGAAGAGTTTCTTGTGTAGCTTTCTTGTTTAGCTCTATTCAAAGCTGTTGCTGATATTAAAGAGGGCACCATAGGAGCCACAGAATACAATGTTTGATATAAGGCCGCATTTGGACCCATAAATAAAAGAGACGGTAAAAGGTTTGATGCAAAAGAAGAAACAGCCGCAGTTGTCTTACTTGAGCCTTCTTTTACTGAGTTATTGTAATCTTGTGCCATCATTGCCGCACCGATTCCAACACCCATTACATCGAAATGTTTTAAACTATTTAGATTCATATAAGATACCTAAACCCTTTCCATTATAGGAAAGGGTTTATTTTAATTACTTAGCTTTGGTAGGCTTAGGTGTACTGGGAAGTGGCACAGGCTTTAGAGGTTCATAACCTTTAGGCTTAAGTTCCTTTGGTGGGGTTGCCATACTTAATCTCCTTCTTCAGAATCATTATTAGAATGTAATTCGTTTATATAATCATTAGACGCTTGAACACGTACAAGAAGCTTTCTTCTCCCACATAATCCTTTTAGAAGTGCTCTTAAATGAGATTCAGGTATAAGCTGAATAAAAACATTAGGAGATTTGCGAATATAGTAAATTGCAAGATCTTCTAGTTCTGGATTAGTGAGAGTTCCGTCATTATCTTTATCTGCATGAGACAAAACTAAAGCTAAATCTTTTCTGATAAAGTTGACATAGGTAGTTAGAGTCGCAATAATATACGGCCCATACTTTGTGCTATATTCAATTATTTTAGGTATAAGTTCTGTAATAGTCATATTATTCAGCCTTTTTATTGGAAAAGTTTGTAATACTCGAAAGCATAACTGACAAACTATCTGCCATATCTGCATTCGTAGCTTTCTTTTTCAATTTGTCTTCTCTAGTAGAGAGCATCTGTTTATACAACTTTTGCAGATCATTACGAATAGAAGCTTGAGCAGCTCTATTAATATTGATAACTTTTTTCTTGAGAATTATTTTTGAGCCAGGACTTTGTCCCACATCTTCTTGAATAACTTCTGTTTCAAGCTTCATAGACATGTCTGTACGCCACATTTGAAGCTGTAATCTACACATATCTGCAATAGTTAAAAGGTCTATATGATCTTCCACACTTACAGCTAATTCTCGTGTATAAGCTACAAAATGTTTAAAGATCTCCATTAACTCAAGAGGGCAACTACTGCCAATAAAATCATCTCTATTTGTTACAGGACAGATTGGGCCATAAACACATCCAGCAGTACCTTTACATACCATAGGTAATTGACTAAATATACCCGTCAACCTATTTGCTAATCTAGTTTCTTGAATAGTCCATCCTATTGCTTTAGCCTGTTTATTTGGAGAAATAACATTTAAAGGCAAAGGATCTTTAAAATTAACTACAGGAAGATTATATACTAGTTTTTTCTTAACTGGAGATGTGATTGAATTCGCCTCTGAATCCGTCATTTCCATAGATAATTCAGACATGTTTGAATCATCTTGCTCTTCAGCTTCCTGTTGAGTTACAAAATCATAAGTTGTTTCATCTACTAAAGGTTTAATTCTAGCAGGTTCAACTGTAACTAAAGGTCTATCTTCAAGAGAAGCTAGTTCAAAACTAGCTTCTCCATTGGGGTACAAAGGCATAATAACCTACTTACTACATAAATTTCTGAGTAAAATAAGCTTTCTCAGTTTCAGATCTTAATGTCCACCAGTCTTCTGGAGGCATAGACTCTGCTAATTCCTTATTAGGGTGTGTAACCATAATAGTTTTAGGAGAATCAGGAAATACTGTTTCCTCCATAATAGACTGCTTCATCTGAGTAAGCGAATTAATAAACAGGTTTCCAGCACAAGCTGCAGAACAGAAAATTAATTTCTGACCGTAAACATACATACTTACTCTATTAGCTGACTCTAAAGATAAAGGACATTTACAGTTTGGACGGGCACAAGATAGCCCACCTTCCTTAATATCTGTACTTTCTTTCTTGTCAATTAACTGAGATTTTAGCTGAGCAACTGACCACCCATTATCTGAAGCAGACTCCAACCACTTTACAGGATCATCTGTACCTGCAGCAGCTCTGTAATGAGTATATGAAATAGTGGGGGAAATTGAACGCTTATCTTTAGGATAAACACTACTAACCCATCTATAGCTCATTAATGTAGGGTATTCCAAAGATACATCTTTAGAAACTTCTTCCATTACCTTTTTTACAACTCTCTTATTTGGTGCATCTTTTACTAATGCATTTAAGAGATCTCCGATAGCCCATGCAGAATTGTCTGAAGCTTCAGATAGATTACGAATCTGTTCTGTGACTTGCTCATAAAGTTGTGCACGATCAACTTTAATATCTTTAATAACTTCTGTACTCATATGTTTAACTTTCTGAATAAATTCTAAAACCAGCGGCAACAAATCCGCCTTCGGTTTCAATAAACACTAGAGGTTTCTCCCCAACAGGAGAAACCTCTATACTTGTATTTGTAGAGGTCATAGTAAAATGACCTTCTGACGTTAAAGGTGTACCCCATCGTAACGTATAATTACCTAAAGCATATGCATGACATATTTCCATAGTTCTTAAAACAGAACTTTCTCCGGGATTTATATCTGTAAATACATCTTTTAATGCATCTGCATATCCTCTATGAAAGTTATCTTGATTTACTGTGAACCTAAAATTAGGATCAGTAAACTGGGAAAATAGTTCTTCGGGAACATTTTGAATGTGTGTTTGGGCTCTAGCTTCTACATCTGTATTTGAAATGTGTTCTTGAGTGTTGAGACCACAAATATACCCACAAGAATAAGGATGTTCTAGAACCCTATTTCCCAGCTTAGTATAAGCCCTAGGATATATATTTGCAAGACATCTCAAATCACATGCTAAAGATGTTCCCCACATATTATAATTAATCTGATAATTACGACTATTATATGTATAAATTGGAGTATTTAACCCAAAAATTACTGGGAATGGGAATGCTTCCATCTTTATTGAAACAGATAATGAAGTAATAAATTCGACGTTTTTAACTATAGCTGGCTTACCTGAACTGCTCATCAACTCATCCCCAGCTTTAATATTTTTTGCTAATCCCCATTTATTGTTTGAATAATAAACTGGAGTATGTAAACCAACCATATTTTATTTCTTTCTAGAGGTTTTTATAACTTTTTAAGAGACTTGGATCTCTAATAAATTCATCCTCTAATGCATGTACTGCCGCACATAAACGTATATGTAATTCTTTTTTACCATCCTGATTAAAATCTATATCAGGATTTAATGTAGAAAGCAATAAAGCCTGTCTCAGTACTCTTAATACTGAGACAGGCAATTTCTTTTCTTCTACGTATGCTTCTATTTCTGCTAATAGTTTATCCACTTTTTGGTGCCAAAGTTAAAAAACATTCGTCTAAAATAGGATAAAGAGTTTGAGGAATTTCTTTAACTTTTCCTTCTTTTACTAAATTATTAATATATTCTTGAGCTAAAGCTTCATTTGGAAAACTTATAGATAAATTAGTAGCATAAAATTTATTATTTAAAGGAAAAATGTAAGCTATTTCTCCTGAAAAATTATTTTTATAGTAAACCTTCAAGTCTACATGAACGTTATCACTTGCCAAAATTTTCACCATCTTTCAACGCTTGAGCTACAACCATATGCATATCCATATATAAATAGCTACCTAATCTACCGCCAACTAAGTAATTTTTAGGAAGTAATTCACGATATTGTCGGTATAAATCACGATTTTCATCTGAACCTATTGGATAGTATCTCTCTTTACCAACAACCCATTCTTCAGGAAACTCGTAACTAATCACAGATTTATAAGGATTAGACTGTAAATCAAAGAAACAATGTTCATGAATTCTATTAAATGGGACTGAAGAATGGGTGTAATTAACTGTATGATTACCTTGAAAAACACCGTCTACAGTTCTAAAATCAAACCTAAGAGATCTATAAGGAAGAGGTCCAAGTTTGTAGTCTAATAGCTCATCTATCGGCCCTGTATAAATAATATTATCAGAAAGTCGTTCAAATACAGATTTTTCAGATAGAAAATCTGTATTTAATTGGACTTCAACTCCAGACAACATACGCTCAAACATAGGAGTATATCCACCAATAGGAATACCTTCATATTTAGTAGTTGTAAAGTAGTGGTCACTCATATCAAAGCGTATAGGAATACGCTTTATAATCGATATAGGTAGATCTTTTGCTGAACGGCCCCATTGCCGCTCAGTATATCCTTTAATAAATATTTCATAAATCTCAGGTCCAACTTGAGACAAACACCACTCTTCTAAATTCTTGGGCGAGTCTATACTCACTTTCCGAGCTTCAAGGGCTGTACGAGCCTCGTGAGGGGTTGTACAGCCATATAACTGATGGAGTGTAAACAAGTTTATTGGGAAAGAATAGATCTTATTTAAGTAATTTACTTTAACAGAGCATTTGAAGTTATTAAATTTAGTAAACTGAGAAATGTAATCTTGAACTTTATCAGAGTCATTATTCCAAACGTGGCCACCATACATATGTACAGGTATGCCATACTGCATTTCAGTATAGCAATTTCCTCCAATATGATGACGTTTATCTATTACTAAAACTTTCTTTTTTTGTTCTGTAAGCTGTTGTGCAAGAACAGAACCATAGATGCCCGCACCGACAATAATGGCATCATATTTATTCATTATTTTAAGTTACCATTTCTTAACTTGTTGCCATACTGAGTTTGCTATAAGTTCACAGCCAACCAAGTCTGCTTCTGAAAAAGGTTCATCTTTATATTTAGCCATAGATAAATAAAATATTTGTTTAGGCTTTATACCAACTTTTATAATCATTGAGTGTGTAACACCTTCTGCTTTATAATAAGTTTTTAGTTGGCATGGAGACATTTCAGATGTTGACAACATTACAGTATTAGTTTGTAAAACTTGTAATAGCATATTAATATATGTAGGATCTACAGTAATATGTCTATAATTAGACAAATCATAATTAGATTTGTCATCTAGTATATGCCACTGCATTGCTGTTGTGTAAAAAGGTTTTCCCGGTTGAGGCACACCACCACCATTGTGCCCACACCAAAGTATAACTCTTTCCACCCCATATTTTTTAGTAGAAACTAATAATTCACTTACTTCAGCTAAAGACTCAATTCCTTCGATAGTTTGTTGGGTAACATACTCTGGATCTGCTTTAAGTTCTAATTCATTTATTCTACTATGGAGATCTTTTAACTCCAAATTTTCTTTTGCTTTTTTACGATTTTCCATATAAGACCATAATTGAGTACCTGTCAAAACACTAGTAGCTAGCCCAAAGATAAGTGTCATAGTATCTGCCATCTAAAATTCACCCCTATTTATAATTTGTATATGTATATAACATTCATTCTTAAGAGGGTTCAGATAAGTTTGTGGTTAAAATAACATTTCCATCTAGAAAATTTTCTTTACGCCATTTTATTCTATCTGTATAACGGGGATTACATCCAAACTTAGATTCTAAAAACCACATTTTTTGACACACATTTTCAAAAGACTTTTGCTTGTAATATAATGTATTCCACTCCTGCTCATAAATTTCATACTGAGCTTTTATATCTTTTTTTAATTGTACAATAGGCTTTTCTCTATTATATACAATACAAGCTTGAATTACTTTATAATGATCTCTCGGAGGCTCAAATTCTGTAAACTCTCTAGATGAAAAATGAATATTACTTATTGTAGGATTTTCTTTTAGCTTAAGAATTAAAGCAAAAACTTGCTCAGTTGATTTACCCTGTATATTGGTATAGTCCTCATAATGAAGAGGAATAGATATCTCTTTGGCTATAGCCTTAATTTCATTTTCACTTAAGATCATCTTTAGCTACATCTAAGCTTTCTAAAGACTCAATACCCAATGGTATATCGGAATTATTATTGTAATGTCTTTCTAGAACTCTAGCAGCGCATACAAAAAAGTAAAAAGGAACTTCTACATCCTCTGAAGATTTTTCAATTAGGATGTTTCCTTTTTCATACTTAAAACTAATTGATTTATCTCCGGGTAAATCAAATGCAACACCAAATTTTTTATCTAACATATTATTACTTTATTTCAACATTGTCCATTACAAAATCATAGATTTGATTTTCTTCAAGATATGTTGTTTCCACATTATTTATTTCGTGAAGTTCTACATGGCAATTTTTGCATAACAAAATGCACTTCTCTAACTCAGGTAAAACTTTTTTCCAATTATGTAAATGCTGAGAAATAGCAAACTCCTTATCCTCACCATTTCTTATATGGTGAAAATCTAAAGCTGCTAAACACCTATCATAATGACATAATTGACATTTGCCACCCTTTAATTGAATGGCTTTTAATTTATTTCTACGATACAAGTTCTTTCTGTTGCATAAAGTACAGAAAGAACTCTTACGAACAGAAGCTACTTTTTTACACTGTAAGCACAACATCTAGATTAATTTTTCTAATACAGATAAAAGGATGTTTACTCTAAAGTCTTTACTTTTAAATTCTACTTTACAATCATTTACTTGTATAAACATAAGTCTATTAGCCTCAATATTTATTGCAACATTTTCCTGACTCCAGCGGTAACAAGCTGTATAAGATAAATCTCCAATACCTTTTGTAACCATTAGATTAAGCACATCATAAAATCTCTTAGAAAAGTCATGTATAGTTATAGAATCTTCATAAAACTTAATATTTATTATATTAGAAGAATCTGACTCATAAATTTCAACTTTAAGGTGCGCATCTATATATGTTTTTATAATTTTATTTTCTATAAACATATTTACCTACTCTAAATATTTATGAACGGTTAAATAATCAAGAATATCTTTTACAGTATCTTTGGAAGACTTTAAATAAACTGGAAGATGTGAGTTATCTTCTAACCACTTCCGCATAATTTCTTCATGCTCCATAGATTCTTCAGAAGTTTGATTACGACCAACTTCCTCGAAAGGAATCTCTGAATTCCTTTCGAGGAAAAAGCTTACATTATTCTGACCATTAAACGTAGCCCAAGCATACGTACGCCACTCAGGAATACATCTGGGATTAGAATAAATTTGCCCGTAGAAATCAGCTAAGATAATAGGACTATCATTAATAATAAAATCTACTTGATTCAAAGGCAAAGTTTGGTAATAAACTTGCTTCTCAAACACATAAGGTTGTTGTTTTAATGTTTTAAAGTCTTTTAACCAACTCTTATTCTTAGCATATTCGTTTATATACTCCGCTGAACGACCCATTTTCTTTAAATGGTAAGCTAGTCCATATGCTGTAGTGGATTTTCCAGAGCCACTTGCTCCAAATAAATTAATTATTAATGTGTTTTTCATTTATATATGTATAACATCAGGACCTGTATAGTTATAGTCAAAATACAAGTCTTGCTTTCTTTCTACTCGATGTGTTTTATGCAATAAAGCAACCATATTGTTATTGCAGGAAGTATTTCTACTTATTTGCTCTTCTTGAGACAAAACTGCAGGCTTATTATAAGCTAAAGGTTCTTTATACATAGAAACAAATCTATTACCTGTATAGGTTAATAGACCACTATGAAGTAATCTTCTACCATAATCAATATCTTGATATCCATATCTAAAGAAATTTAAGCAATCAAATCCACCAATAGTTTCTATGCAAAATCTACTGAGTAAATTAAATAGGCCAAAAAACTCTCCTTTTTGGTAAAGAGTTATGTCATTTTCTAAGTGGATTTCTTCTGTAGAAGGGTGAGAATCTTCACAAATTGCATGAATATTAGGATCTTTTGCAACTTCTAATACTTTGTCAGCCCATCCGGGATGCATAAAAGCATCTCCATCAAGGAATAAGACATGAGTAAAGTTTTTAGACATAAAATATTGTAGAGCAGTATTTCGTGCTCCCGCCCAATCTTTTTCTGGAATAACATGAATATAGGATAAAGGAAATTCAGATAATCTTTCTAAAAGAGCTATATTTCTAACGTTATTGTTGATAACTTTATACTCAAATTCTGGTCTATCTTTAATGTGACCAAGCATCTGATGTATATGGTCGTATACATCAGATGCTTTACCTGAATATTGATCACCTTCAGGACACCAAATTAAACTACATATTAATATTTTCATACTTTTATTCTTTATGGCAATAGATTAATCTATCTAATCCAAATGCTATTTCTAATACTTCTGCATCAGATTCCACAACTCCAGATTTACTCCCAAATTTTAATTTAGCTGGGAAATCTGTTCTTTTAGATATGGAACAAACCTCTAACCATTTAGCATTTGTTTTAACTTCTATATCTATTGTTTTAAGACTATAGTTAGGTAAGCGATCACTGACTACAACACGAACTTCTTTATTTGTTAATCTTGAAACAATTGGAACTAAACTTTCAATAATAGAAGTCATATAGTCATTTTTTGTAGAAGTAGAATATATACATTGATACTCTAATTGATAAAACTCTTTTAATCTAACATTAGAAGTTACTTGATCTTGTTCTTGACGAAAAGATTTACCTGATTGATAAACAACTAATGGAGCTAAATTTAATTTAGAGTCCATTAAATGAATTGCATATTGGTAAGATCCTGCAGTTGTTTCCGGTCGTAAGGTCAAATTATCTGACGTTTTATACACTTGAGAATCAGAATACTCTGGATTTATTAAAGCATTAGGAGTTAAAAGAGAGGATTCTATCCTATAAAATTTCCAAGCATTGTTTTCTGTTAATAAAGATTCTTTTATAACAGATGAAATATATGTTGTACAAAATTCTCTAAATTGAATATCTTGTTCAGTCCACACAACTAGTCCATTAGTATTAAAAATTGAAACCATTATATTATCGATTCTATGTTTAAAAATGCTTGGGACAAACTCTTTGCATCTCTATGGTCTAAATATAGTGCAAAAGAAGATGTCTGAGTATACACAGTAAGCATAACTTTTATTGTAGATGTATAAACATGGTACGTAAGAAACGTACCATGTTTAATTTGCTGAGAAATAGATTTTACATAATCTTTTTCTTTTATATGTTGAGAGTCTTTATACGTCTTCAATTTTACTATACTGTTCTTTTAGATTAGTTAGAGCATCAATAAGATTATCAATGGTTACACTTGTAGGAAGACTTATAAGAGCTGAAAACTTTTTAGTTACTACATCTAATGTAATAAACTCAGAAAAGTTATCTTCTTCATAAGCTCTAACTAGATTAAAAGATACATTTTTATCCACACTTGAGATGAGTAAGATATTTCTCTCATCTATTAATTCTGTGTCTATATCAACTTGTTTCATTTTTTTTCCTTACGATGTGGATCCAAATCCACCTTGTCTTTGACTTTCTCCACCGTTGTCATCTTCGGTTAGTAAATAAGGGGTGAAAATAACTTGGCCCAACTTATCACCCTTTTTAATGACAACATCTTCATGTCCAAAGTTAAGAAGCATGAAAGACAGTTCGCCTTCATTCTTTGCATAATAATAATCAGAATCTACTACACCTACATTGTTTGTAAGCATTAAATTCTTTTTTAAAAATAAAGAAGAGCGAGCGTAAACTAATGCGGCTACACCTTCGGGAAATTGAATTCTAATTCCAGTTCTTATCTTATGGACTACATTAGTTGTCCCTAAAGTCCCATCAAGGTTTACAAATGAAGTAAAAGAGGGAGAAAGAACTTTAGCTTCTCCTGCACATAAATCATATCCTGCGGAACCATGTGTGGCTCGACTGGGTAATGGGAAATCTTCTGGACTAAACCCAGTTACATATTCAAACTTAATTGACATTTTTATTATTTTTCTTATCGATATTACATTGTTTACAACCTAAGCCATACAAATGATCTTTAGGTGCAATACTAAACTCCCCATGAACAGGGCAAATAATAATTACAGGTAAACGCATATTTCTGTAATTTGTTTTGGAGTAATCAAACTTTGAATTGTGAAAAGCATTTGCTTTATTTACAAATTCTTCTGGACTTAAACTATTTTTATGAATTCTACAATGCTTACATTCTTGTCCTCTTAAATGATTTTGTACGTTTAGATTAAAATCTCCGTGATAGGGGCAAGTCACAGTAAATAGTTTATCTATTCCAGTGTATACAGATTTTTCATATGAATACTTATTATTATAAAGTAAATTTGCTTTTCTAATAATTTCTTCCAATTGTAATTTAGGACGACGCTTATTTAGACTACACTTCATACACCCACGACCTTTATAATGGTCGTGAGGTGTTTGTAAGAAGTCTCCGTGATATCTACAAGTAATTATAACTTTAGTATATTGATTTACATATTTACTTTTAGAGTAATCATAAAAATCATCTTGGAGAAATTTTGCTTTTTCTATAAAATGAGCAGTAGTAGAAGCTACAGGCATTTAATTAACCTTCTTTTCTAGGTCTACCTTTAGCCACAGGTTTTTCTGTTGAGCTAGGTTTCTCTGCACGTACATATAATGAAAAAGCTTTATGCTGGAGGTTGTGCATATCTTGATGCTCTTCACGTTGAATATTTACAAATCCAAGTTCTTGAAGTGTCCAAGCTAAAGACGCAAAACAATAAGCATACTTGTGTCTCATATAAATATTTGGTTCTCGGTGATCGCCACCAAAGAAATGATTTGCATCTTTCCAAAAGTAGTTATTAACACTTTCCCAGCTATTTTTTAATTGACAATCTGCAAACTTATCATAGTCAGGTACAGCTATATGTAAAACACCGCCAGGTTCTAACAAGGAAAAGCATTTAGTCAAAAATGCTTTTCCATCTTCTCTAGTAAAATGCTCTAAAATATGACTTGCTAAAATCTCATCCGACTGAGGAAGAGGACGCCAATTATCACTAGTCAAATCTATAATTACATCAGCATTTTCAATATCAACTGTCAACCAACCAAGCATTATTCTGTCTGGATAATTTTGACAACCTAAATTTAATTTCAATCTAATTCTCTTTCTTTAGACACTAAATTTGAATCAATTTCATTAAACTTTTGTAAGAAAAGTTTAGTTCCGATTAGATCTTCTTTAAATGTATGTTCAAAATCTAAGCGTATATTAATACTTAAATAATATCTTTTTAGTTCCAAATATTCATCTATACCAAAAGACTTATGTTCTTCAGGAGTTAATTCATACTCACATCTATCAAGCTGACCTAGTTTAATTTTAATTCCACGTTTAATGGAATTCATTGTGGGAATATTACCAATCATAATGACATCCTTTTATATTCTTTTCAAGTAAATGCTCTTTTAGTGCAATCATTCTTTCAACAGTCATAAAATCATGTGCAATGTCATCATGATCTTCTATTGAGCCTTCATAATATATTCCATCTATAGCAACATTATCTTCTTCAAAATACTCAATATGTGCCACAAAATCTACTGTTTCATTTCTATTTGCATATGCAAAGAAAAAATGCTTGTATTTTTCAGGAATGTCTAACCCTGGAAAACTATAAATAAACAAAGCTAAATCACCAACATCTGTTTTAGAAAAAATATTCCATTTTTCGTTTAAAGGGATAGATTTATCTGTACAAAACTTTTTAACTTTAGAATAAAAATTATTTTTATATTCATTAAATGATTTTAAATCTTCTAAAACATCTTCGGTAGTAACATAATCGCCTGTATGCATACTTAACCAACTCTTTCGTGCATATAAACTTATCTATTGCCATGCAATTTTATGTCTAAATGCAACTACTTTATTATTATATCTGGTGGTATATCCATCATTATCAATAGTTACTCCAGGATATAAACCAAAGTGAGCATGGGTATGGAAACTGAGAGGTAGGATACGCTCTGTAAACTCAGAATCTTTTTGAATTAGCCAACTCATTAACCATTGTGCATTAGGATAAACAATAAATTCACCTTCTTTTTTCCACAAAGTAATAAACTTTTCAGCTAAAGTACGCCAAGTTGCCACAGTAGCAATACAACATCCTGTGTTATAACACCTTGGAATGATATTATCAGGCCACCATTCTCTTGTAAATGCAAACATATCCTGCTTACATATCAATCTACTAGCTTCAGCCCAAATAGAATCTGTTTCACTAGCATTAAAATTAACTCCAAAGTCCCCATACTTAAAAGATTTAATATAATTAAGCTCTTCATCACTAAAAGGACGCTGTAAAATTACATCTCCATCAATAAAAATGATAATATCGTCATCTGCAAGAAACCCATTAGGGTATGCAGCTAAAAAATCACCATACTGAGGACTTTTATGCTGATTTAAACATCGAATTGATGACAAATTCAAAAAATTTGTCATAAATCGTGTAGAATTTGTGTTTAAAAAACTTTGTGGGGCCGTTGGAGCAAAAACATCAAACCCTGTAGACAAAAAATCTAGTTTAATTTCAGGATTTGCATTTTCATTAAGGTGGAGTAAGCATTTTTGAACATTATGAAAGTAATTTTGGTCGGAAGAAAGAGAAATTCGTATGTTTGCCATATTAAACCTCTAATTTAGGTAATACAGATGCAAAATTTAATGCCATATCAGAAGGAAAAAGCTCTTCTAAAGTATATTTCTCCCAAAAATAACAGGGCTGAGAGTGTGTTTCGGGATAAGTTACCTTACTTCTATATACTTTAGCTAAAGTTTTATAAACTTCTGTTTCTTTTGGTTCCCAGTCGGGTCTTTCAATATAAATGATTCTTCCAACACGTGCATTGATAGCTGCTTTAAGGCACTCAGAGCAGGGTTTGTGTGTACAATAGAGCATTGTGCCTTTAGTGTCAAAAGGAGCATTAAGAATTGCGTTTACTTCTGCATGAACAACGTAATCGTATTTATGATCAGGAGACCAAAGCTCCGGAGGCTCGGGAATTCCTGCTGGAAATCCATTATAGCCTACAGATAATTGGCGAGTGTCTGGAGTTACAAGACATGCACCAACTTTTGTTCTAGGATCTTTAGACATAGAAACAGAAGTCATCCATGCTAAACGTAAATAGTGTACATCATATTTTTTTACTGATGACATAGTTAAACTTTCTTTAGGAGACACCTATAAAAGGTGTCTCCTAATATATATTTATTTTACGGTAGTTGTTTTTACTTCTACAGTAGTAGTTGTTTTAACTGGAGGAGTGGCTACTTTATCTTCGATGGGTGCAAAAGCCATTTTAGAATTTGTGGTTCTATATGTTGCAACTCCAGCGCTAAGACTTGCCCCCATACCACGAATACTTCCCTTATCACTAGTGTCATAAGCCATAGTATTTGCGGCTAGTACACCCATTCCACTTCCTTCAGCAAAAACATCGAAGTTTGCTCCAATGAAGGAGAAATCCCAATCTTTTTCTGCAGTAAGTAGCTTAATACGCTCACCAATTTTTGCTTTAGTAGAAGTTTTACTTGCATTATTAGCACCGTCTGTTAAAGTTACAAAAAGAACTTTGTCAGGACGATCATTTGGGTTTAAAGTATTAAAGAAGTTAATAGCATTGTCAATTGTACGATCCATAGAATCATACAAAGCTGTACTACCACGAGGAACAAACTTCTCTGTTGGAAATTCTAACTCAGAATTAAATGTAGTCCACGGAATCAAAACATCATATTCAGTATCAAACTGAGCCATGAAGAAAAGATCGTTATTTCCAGCTAACTTTTTCTGATCAGAAATAAAAGTTTGTAACCCACCCACAATATCTTCTTTAATAGATTGCATAGATCCAGATCTATCAAGAAGAATTACAATAGCCGCACGTTTATGATTAATATTATTCATTATTTTTTCTTTCTACTGAGGAATTTTCTCAGTAAGGATAGCTCTTGCTTTTGAAGATGCTTCCTCTAATTCTTTTATACTTAGACCACCAATATACTCAGACTCTCCAGTAACTAAATCATAAAGAATTAGTCCAAAAGAGTAGGAATCTAAAGGTGGTCTATCTGTAGCATTTAAGTATAGATAATAAACACAAGGAGAGAGATTTAATTCTAAAGAATAAAAAGTCTCTCCTATACAAATCATATTTAAACTCATTGTATTTTTAGGTAAATTATTTTTGCGGTTTTCCATTAATGAGTTAATGTCTATACTCATTTTAGTTTTTCTGCAAGTTCTAGAATTGCTGCTTTACTAATAACACCAATTTCATGAATTATTCCTAATTCATTTATATCTACCAGTGCATAATACTGAGAAGCAATCGAAGATGTTTCTTCTTTTAAATCCATTCGACTTACAGTATCAACAGACACATCAAAAAAAACATTTTCTGTATCTATAATACATAGACTTTTATATCTATCTTTCATTGTAGCCATAATATTTTTCATACTCCTCAGGATACTTAGACTTAACCCAATCCTCTAATGTTAACGAAGTTTTCAAGAAAGTTGCCTCACCTTTGTATTCATCTTCAATAGCACCAATTGAAGGCTTACTCCAATGCCATCCTTCTAATTCCATAATATACCCTTTAGTAGATATACTAGGGGAACTTCGTAATGACCAGTCTGCATCCTCAGAGCCAAACACAGCACCTGCATTCATTGCCCTGTAGGAGCCTCCACAAGCCTCAAATACGGCTTGTGGAACACAATGGCAATAACCTGCCACACCGTCATAATGATAAATGGTAGCCTCCGAAATTCTATACTCAGATAATAAAAGTTCTCTATTCAACGAAGGAAATAAAGTATCTGACTTTATCTTTTCTCCGACTGTATCAGATAAATCTAATTTAGAGATAAGCTGAGGAGATGCTCCTTGAGAATAGTATTGCATTCCTTTAGGAGTTTCTTTTTTTACTGAGGGTGAGAGCAATCTATATTGAGGATATTTCTGGAATATCCTCAATATAGTAGAATCCCAAAGTGGAGGCACACCATAATCATGATCCAACTTAACTACCATGTCATAAGACATAGCCATTGCACGAGATAAAGATTTATTAGTGCATTCTAAAGCAGTTACACGCTCAGGTAAACTGATGATGGTAAAGATAGCATTCTCAGCTAACTTATTTCCCCACTCTTTTTGAATAGTTTCTCTAACTACCCCTAAAGTATTATCTTTAGACCCATTGTCACAAATTACCAAATGAAAGTTTGTTTCTGTATGGCGAATTAAACTTGTAATTACTTGACCAATTAAAGGCTCAATATTACATACAGGTAAACCAACATAAATCATATTAACAAACCTTTCTAAATATCAGATACAAAACTATATCGATTATATAAAGTAGAACGACCAATTGTTTTGGGCATACCAAATCCATTAGTATCGTATAAATCATTGTATAACCAATATGTTGCACCCAACATAGTTTCTGAATGAGGGACATCCACACAATCTTCAGATGAAGAAAAACACCCCAATGATATAGATGTTACATAATTTATAGACTCAGATTCAAAAGGAACACACTGACTGCTTACATAAATTATACGAGGATGATACCGAGAGAAATCAACAACTCTACTCAAAAACCACATCAATGAAGATCTATCCGTAGAAACCGAGGGAGAGAACTTAGACAAAGGATTTGAACTGAGTAACGATTTGTAATACTCATTATATTCAATTGACATTAACCACTCTCACTTACACCCAATATACCTACACCATTTTCCTTATTTAATACACCGTTAGATTTTAAAACATCTTTTACGGCAATAAAAAAGGAATAGTACTCACTATCGGATAAATATAAAACATGATTATCTTGATATTTATCAAGTATTCTTTTAAATTTATCTAATTCACGAGAATTAACTAGAGATAATTTGTAAGCCGTAGATAAATATCTACCTCGGGCAGAAAAGAACAACCTATAAAGAAAACTACGAGATAAATAATCTACATAGGCTGACTTTATAGACGTATCAAAAGGCTCATTAACACTTACAACAGTATTAATTGCATATAGCATTTCACTTTTACTTATAGGTATTAACATTCTAAACCTGTTTTAGGATCAAAGTATAAAGGCTTTTCACCACGTTGAATTAAACTTTTTTCTAACATATAAATCCTATTATATTGTAAAGCTTCAGATTTCATGTCAGCTAAATAGTCTTGGTAGTTGGGGCAATCAAGATGTTCTCCTTCAATTCTAATTGGATCGACGTACCAATCTAGTGTTGAACGTAATAGCCCCGACTTCTTTAGTCGTAAACCATAATGAACATCATGGAATCCCCAGTTTTGTGGGAAGGATACACAATCATATCCGCCCAGTACTTCAGCTACTTCTCGGTTAATTACATTTGTAGTTCCCCACCATTCTTCATACATGTCAAGGATGACAGACGATCCTGTAGAAGGTACAAATTTGCTATGACCATGACAATGCTCTTTATGGGGTTGAATCATGTATGCTTTTAAAGATGGAGCACGATCTGCTAAATCTTTAATTTTAGTAATCCAGCTAGTATCTTTAAACCATTGATCACAATCTGACATTACTAAACGATTATACTTTGGCATTTTTTGAAACTGGAGAATGGCTTGGTTTCTACCTTTTGCCCAACCAACTTGGGGCAAATTATATATCATAGAAACATTTTCATTCTCTAAATTAAATTTATCAAGTCTTGCTACAATAGAAGGATCATCACCTTCTTCACTACCGTTAAAAACAAAAAGAACATCCAGTAATCCTGGATGTTCTTTTAATGCCAACTCCACACAATCTAAATGCTTATGAATAACCAAAGCACGATCAGACTGAGAAGCTGGACTCCAAATTAAACTAGAAAACAATATCATTTATTTTTTGGCTTTCTTATTTTTCTTTCTCTTTTTCGACGAAGAAACTTCCTTGCTTGAATGTATCTCATAATTATCACCCTCATCCTCAGAATCTTTTTCACCAACTAATACATGACCTGTAAAAGTCGATAACGGAGCTTTAATAGAAACATAAGACGTATGGGGCAAATACTTTGAACCATTTTTTAATTCGTAATCCTCACGAAGCGAAGAAGATTGTTCGCCAAGTACACGAAGCAAATCTTCATTTGTTGAACAATGGAGAGTATGCTTGATTTCACCATATTCATCCAATATACATAATACCCAACCACTTTCAGTTAGACTGATAGCAAAACTTATAGGCAACCCTAACATAACGTTATCTCCCAGCTACACTACCCTTGGTGGCATAATTAAAAAAACAACGGCGAACATCAATCACCACAACCCCAATTCCAGAATAATAACCCCTAAAAGAAGCTAAACTCTTACTAAACCAATCCTGTAAACTACCGGAAACCAAATAAGTTAACTCCTCAACAATATAATTAACATTATTGGAAGGTATCCTCTCCACCAAATACATATGCACAATGGAAGGATAACATATAATACGAATCGTTGCACCCATATCAATTATATTAGAAATTACCTCACTCTTTAACCAACGCTTACGACAATAGCGAGCAACTCTTACCTGAACAGGAGTAATCTCACTACCACCATATCCCACATATGAAGAACTAACCTTATCACCCAATAAGTCCTCACCATCAGAAGTACCCGTAGAAGACTCCACAAACCCCATAGACGAACGATCTACCGAATCTGACGTATTCATACGAGTCTCATTAATTAAAGACTTATTACGACGATGCTTCCTACTAGACATAGTTTACCTGCCTATTGCTTAACACTGCTTTCAACAATATTAAGTCTGCACAGAAAACTATATTTCCTATAAAAAATATAGTTTTCTATTTTTTATTAAGACACACAAGATAGAGGGCCATACCCTTTTATATAAACCCCCACCCCAATTTATTAAGTATTTTTTTGGAGAGAGGAGAGAGGTAAAAAGATAGAAATTTTTGGAGAGAGGAGAGAGGTCTCAGTATACCCATGTTAAAGAAACTACCTGGGGGTATGTTTTTAGTGGAGGCCGGTACAGCGTGTACCGCAACCTTTCTAACATCTAGCCTTACACTTGTTCATGATCTTGCGGACAGGATCAAACTCAAATGTTCATGTGTAATGAGACGATGCTAACTGGGTTACTTGGTCAAGCTTCCTAAGCTTGTCCTATTCAAAAGGAAACTACTATGTCAACTAACAACACCAACTCTACGTCTACCAACAACAACGACACCAAGGATAAACAAATGTTCACTATCAACAACATTACTATTGGGGAATTCGTCACCCCTACAATCGTCAAGGTCACCAACATCAGTGTGGAATCTGCCTCTGCAGTCGAGACCTACCTCAACACCAACACCAATGCTGAACTGTTCACTCGCAAGGATGGCGTGAAGTTCATCCGTGTCAAGTGTACTGAGAGCATGTTCGTGTTCTTGTTCCAGATCGCCAAAGATTGGGGATTCCAGGCAATCGCCAAGTATGTCTGGTCTGCAATCGTCGAAGGTTGCAAGGAAGGCTGGAAGGTTGTGGTTAACTTCTTCAATACTCTTCCTGAGACGGCTAAAGCCAAGTGGGCTGAGTTTGTTTACATCTGCAACAACTTGGGTAATGTGAGCTTGGCTGACTGGATGAAGGTCATTGCTAACATTATCATCACTGTGGCATGTGCCGCTATTGTGATTGCTTACCCTACGCTTGCCGTTACTTTACTGGTGACTGGTTGGGCATGTGGTCTCTGGAACTACTTGTCTGTGTTTGTTCACAACAACAGCTAATACTTAAGTAAAATATAGGAACAATACCTTAATGGTATTGTTCCTATATAGAGTCGTAAGCTCTCATGCTTACCTGATGATGGCCTAATTGAGGGCCGAAACTCTAACTCATCAGTGAAAGTCACAACAATGAACACTACTATCTATGTCACCCTCTCCACCACCATTTCTACTGTCAATGCTTTGCACATGCGTGTGCTGGGGGAAACAACTACCACTAGTACCCTGACCTTCTCGGAGGCGATTAATTCCCTCAATGCATTACAGTCTGCTACAATGGATGCGTTTCACTTCGAAGGTGGGGACAACTTTATCAATCCTGTTTATGTCTTCTCCAAGGAGATGGGCGATGTAAAGGAGATTGTTCGCCAGGATATGCTCATCACTTGGGAAACAATTTCTGATGATGAGAATGCTCTAATCATTGGAGTGTTCTCTAAGTAATTGTTATAAGCTGGGGAATGAGTTGTCAAAACCTTGTAATCCATTCTCCAGTTTTCTGTTTATGTCACTAAAGAAAGAATCTACTAAAATGAAACAACTAATCTCTACACTTCAAATCAACAACAATATTGTTACCTTCATTAATGAGGGTAATCTAGTTTTAGGGTCCTTTTGGGGCCTGGAGTACCCTAACTTCTGGAAGTTGGTTACTATTGAGGGAGATCTTGTAACAATAACATTTCCCTCCAGTATTACATATATCTGGCATACTGAGTATAATATCACTCTCCGCACTGAGAATATTTACTTTACTATCCGGAGAAATATAACACTAGAAGGGATTGAGTGGATACCTGGAGCCCAAGTAAAATAATATTTAAGTAATATGGAAGGACACGCACATGTGTCCTTCCACTCTCTATTCCAAAGAAAAATAATCAAATGAAAATCACTGTCACAATTTCCCGCAAGTCAACTCCTGTTCTAACTTTGTCTGTTCCTCTAGACAAGGCAGATGAAATTATTCAGATGGCTCTAAGCTATGGATTGGAGTATCATATCTGGGAATAAACTAAATAAATAAGAAGCTGGGGAATGGATCTTGAACATATTAAAATCCATTCTCCAGTTTCTTTGAAAGTATTATATCAATAGAGTCGTAGGTCACTCAACCTACCTGATGATGGCTAAATCGAAAGCCGAAACTCTATTCATCAGAAGGAACAACAACTATGTCACTTCAGACTGCAACCACGATCATGCTGATCGCTCTCTACTTTGTGTTCGGTGTTCTTGTAACCATCGCAACAGTTTTTGAACTGTTGCAAATCAAGACTGGACGGGCTCTACTCTTGGCCGGTCTTATGGTCTTGGGTTACCTGCTGGCGTCTATCAACTAATCTCTGCTTGTAAAGAAAGAAAAACTATGTCAACTTTTGTCAATATCAACTCTGTCGTCACTCCTTTCCTAATGGGAAGTTTCTGCTTTGGAATCAACGGAAATATGGTGGATCCATTTTCAGATGATCTTCCAACCCTTACTGAAGGAGATAAGGTAGAAATCATGGTTCTTGCATTTGAGTGCTGTCTATCACTTTCTAGAATCTGGTCTCAATCTTTTCATGTTGCTACTTTCACATATACTCCGGGAATGACCTTCCTGGATGTATGTTTGAAAATAGCAAGTAAAGAAGGGAGCTTTCACACTAATTCAAATTTGCTTGAAAAAGCTAAGTTTGATTTGGAAATGGATCCTTTTAATGAAGACTAAGGTTTTCATACTCACTATCTCTTTTTCTTACTCAAGTAAGAAATCTGTCCACGTCACTGTTTGTCTGTTTGGAAAGTAAATAACTATGTCACAAAATATGTTCGCTTTAAACATCGTCTCTACTCCTGTAACTGGAGTACTCAACACCACACCGGCTTTGTCCGAGTATGTGGCGGCTTGCTTGGAGCATGTCTGGTCTACCACTCTGGAGGCGGATGGTACTCTTGAGTCGTGTGCTAAGGTTGTCATGGGCAAAATGCACCCCGATAACCAAGCCTACGACTCCTTCCAGAAGTTCGAGACCTTTGTGAAGAAGAACACCTTTGGGCGCTTCTTCTTCAAAGGTATCTATGCTGTTGGCACCTTGGCTGATTACCAGGCTGCTAAGCAGTATATTCAGAATGAGGACCCGTCTTACACTGATCTGGAAGCTCACAAACTTACTATTATGGCATTGACTCTAGGTACCATCCTGGATCAACGCTATGCTGGTGAGAAGATGTGGGTACCAGTTGGCGGTACTCGGGTCTACTTTACAGTTCCTAACCTTCTGTCTCCTATGAAGATGAAGAAGTTGCTGTACAAGACCACTGAAGGCTCTGAAATGCCTTTAGTGGGCTTTCGTGTTAGCAATGCCTTCTTAAATAAGTTGACGGAGGAGGCTACTACTGCTAACAAGAAGTATGTAGACTTTGGTCAGGCTCGCTATGCTGATCAGTTCCGCCAGCTGCATCACAAGAATATTGTGAGTTTGTTTACGGAGTCGATTCTCAAGCGTGAGAGTGGTGAGCTGGGCCTTATGTGGGCTTGGACTCACTTCTCTAATCTTCAGATCGGCGAAGTAGGCTACGATGTTACTGTGGCTGAGGAATGGGTTAAGAAACTTCTTCAGAGCGGTGTCCGTAAGGGCTACCTGAACAAGTCCCAGGCTAAGGCTATTGGGCGTACGTTCAAGAATTACCCTGGTATCCTTAATGGTAGCCAGATTCTTGGTCTTCGTCACCCAGTTACCTCAGCTAATGGTGCTGACAATCTGACTATTCGGGTTGTTAATGCACATAGCCGAATGGTTGGAGTCTCAGCTGAGACTGCCAAAGCCATGCTGGGTGACTTTGACCATGACTTGTTCATGGGTACTTACTTCTCAGGATCGGACTTCCAGATTGCAGATGAGAAATCTGCAATCAAGTTGTTGATTGAGAATGCCCACAAGGTATCTCTTGGTCATACTGAGGGGTTTGAGGTTATTGAGGCACACAAGCCTCTTGCACCTTTTACCAATCAACTGACGCTACAGTCCGTCTATTGGGTCAACAACTGGGATGATGAGGTAGGGACACCTGGTGGTTCTACAGCTTTTTCCACCATTCTTGGTGGTGAGTCTAAGGCTTCTGTGGGTCTGTTCAAGAATAGATTCTACTGGGGTTGTGAGACCATTCTGATGACCCAAGCCACTGATCAGCAGATTGTTGATCTGGCTATCGTTGTCACCAATAGCAAGTTTGTTGATGAATTCAACAAACTTGCTGTTGCAAAAGCACTGGAGGTGTTTCTAGCAAATCAGGTTAAAGAGACGTTAGCGGCTCTTGTCATCAAAGTAATTTACGCTTCGTATTACGGAGTAGAAGAGAAGTTGATGGATGCAGCTAAACGTAAGCTTAGCATTGGTGCTGATGGTGTTATCCGTGTCACTAAGGAGAATCAGGGCTTTGATCCTGAGGCTCTTGTTCAGGCTACCATTTCTGGTGGTGGTCTTGACTGGGATGCACTATCTACTGAGCTTGAAGTTGCTCCTCTTAAATTGATTGTAGCCTTGAGCTACGGTCGGTTTGAAGGTGCTGATGACCCCTTTATGGCCGCTATGAATTCCTTCTATCGCTTCTCTCTCATTGAGAAGAGAAACTGGATGGAGAAGGGTTGTTATGTTAAGGACGTTCGTCGTGAGGCTTATGAGCTTTCTGAGGTACTTGTATCTCAAGACATGCAGTCTTACGTGGATGCCTTGACTCACTTCCCTTACATTGGAAACATGTGGCCTTCAGAGTATCAAACTCTGGAGGGGGCTATTCAGCGTATTGAGGAGTTCTTCCTCACCGTGCCTTCAATCGATGTGTATCAGAAAGAAAGTCTGATGGATTTTGCATGCAATGAGTCTCCTCTGCAGTATGCAACATTTCAAGATTTTAATCTCAATACCATTGCTGAGTTTGAGTACAAGATGGATAAGACTTGTACTCTTGTAGTTAATGTCACTGTAGGAGGTGTTGTTCGTCAGGCTGTAGTAGACACCTATAAGGCAGTCTATTTGGATTCCAATAAGAGTATGGTTGATGCTTATGGGCGTCAATCTGCACACTCTTGGAGTCGTCTGGACTCCAAGAATGACGCTATCTATTTCTTTGGGCCTCGTGTCCAAGCAATGGAGCTTTCACCTGTGGGAGCTAAGCGTTCGTTAACTCCTCAATTGGAGCCTGGGACTCGTAAAGATCCGATGCCTTACAACCCAGCTTCCCCTATTACTTTAAAGCTTGTTGATATGCCTTTGTGGCTGAGTCAAGAAGCTCAGGTAATCTGGGATAAGGTTTACCGTGAAGGTGGACGATCTGAAGCTGATACGAAAGTGGAGAAAGCACTTTCTGCAATTGAGTTCAGACTACGGGAGATTCTACAGAAACTCCCCAACATCAAGAAAGACTCTGAGCACCTTGAGACATCTCAGGATGGTACTTCTGCCAAATCGCAGAAATACTCCCTCAAGAGTGTTCCTATTTCTTTCTTGTCTGAGTTTGTGTGGATTCATCTGCCTAAGCTCACAAATGCGGATTATGAGATTGCTGTTCGTCGTCACATGTGGGCGACACTTGAGCGTATTGGATATGATCTTCGCCTTACTTCCCACGCATTGCGTGGGGATAAAGTGGGCGTACAACGTGGGGATTCTGATTTCCTACGTGATTGTGTTCCATTCGGCCAAGTCAGCAATCGCAATCGCCAGTCTAAGCTTGTTTCTACTATGGAGCGGCATATTCTGGTTAATAATCCAATTCGTGAGTTTACTGCTCGGATTGATCTGAATGCAATTCAGTCGGGTACGTGTACTCAGTTGAATGTGATGTATGTCACATCCAACATGTTTGGACCACAAGCTGGGATTGAGCCCTGTGATGAAACTCATCGTACTATCGCTGGTACTTATGCTCTTATGAGCAGTCGTACTGCATGGCGTGTAGTTACTGAAGAGGAGTATATTGCATTCTGTGAGGAGTATAAAGCAAACTTGGACTTGCTTGCTTTGGTCGATGCCAAAGCAAGATATGTCTTTGTTCATGACAACCTGGAGGAGCGACAGTGGTTTCTTCCTGAAAATGTACAAGAGCTAACAACTCAATACAAGAAGCTGGTGTATAACATCAGAGGTGGTTCTGTAAACACTCACTTGAATGTAGACTATGTGGCAACCTATCATCCAGTTTCTTCCCTAGAAGATCTGACTGATGATAACTCTAAGGTTGTTCACATTATTGATAGTGCAAATGCACTGGCTAAGAAAGGAGCCTTTAACATCATTCTCGAATTGGTTTACTCTCAGTTGTCCCTGGAGGGTCGTGCTAAGTTGGATGCACTAGTGCATTATAACTTCTGTACTTCTCGACAGTTGATCTCACATAAGAGATCTGAAGCTGCTTTCCGTGCATCTAAGGGTGCTGGGGATGCTGTTTCAATTAACCAGTTCACTGGTGAGGACTCTGACTATGTAAGCCTACTAGAGCAAGCACTCTTGGCTGAAGGCAAGAGTGCTACGGGTGAGATGTATATCTACCAAAAAGTAGATGGACAACTCATTCCGGTGTTGCTGGAGGATGGTACACAGTATAAGTGTCTTGTTGGTGCTGTCACAACTTTCCAAGCTAACTATGATGGTGAGCAGGGATCCTACAATATCATTTCTCAAAGTGGTGTTAGTATGGATCCTCATATTCGCACTATGTGTGGTGCGGGTATTAAGCTCACTGAGAAAGAGCTGGATCTTTGGGATATGGTCCAACTCAATACTCTCAGCTTCTCCACTCCCAACGATAATGGCAATGGCATGATTCGTTGGATCGGAAATAAACCTAATGCGTCTATAGATGCGAAACGGGAAGCACTTACTGCAAAGTATATTGCTCGACGTACTTCACGTCTTATGATTCAAGAGGATAAAGCTGTGGTTGCGGAATTGGTTCAGCAGTTTAATGAAGTTGTAACTTCTCAAGCCGCTGAACTCGTTTTCCCTGATGAACTAAACCTCTGGAACGAGGAGCAGGA